ACTATAGATGGTGGTCATATTTATTCCTATACACACCGTAAAAGGAGAAATGCTGATGATAAAATGATGGTATTTTCAAACCCACCATCAGGTTCAAATGGTGCTCAAACCATTTCCAAAGACGGGTTCTTAATACCAAATGACCTTACACCTACACAAAAGAAAAACGTTGCAACATTAATAAACCAATTAAAACTTAAAAATGCTTTTGATGATAACGCATCAGGTGAAATAACTCCTAGTATTTAATAGGTAAATTTGGAGCAGGAATCAAAGAAACATATATTTATAAATAAAATACATCAAACATGGGATATTTAAATAATCAAGTAGTAACAATTGATGCAATTCTTACCAAAAAAGGTAGAGAATTGTTGGCTAAAGGTGATGGTACTTTCAATATTACCCAATTTGCTTTATCTGATGATGAGATCGATTACACAATGTATAATCCATCTCACCCTTCAGGTTCAGCTTATTATGGAGAAGCCATAGAAAACATGCCTTTGTTAGAAGCATTTCCTGATGAAACCCAAATCATGAAATATAAATTAGCTACTTTACCTCGTGGTACAGCTAAAATGCCTATTATTTCTTTAGGTTTACAAAGTGTAGTACTTAAACAAACCGCAGCTACTCAGATTTCTCCTCAAACTCTAAACTATTTAGATAACAACAGAACTTCTGAACCATCAGGTTACAACTTTACTATTTCCGATGTAAGATTGATGAGTGCTTTTACCGCAACGGGTATTGATACTCCTCAAGCACAAGCTTTAAATAACGCAGATATTACAGTTACAAATGGTACTAACACATCAAAAACAGCAATCGGTACAACATTGTCCCTGAGAGCAACTGGTGTTAATACATTATTTGGTTCACAAACTGCTCTTTATGCTACTTTAAATGTAGTTGGTAGAGATAGTGGAGCAAGAATTCAAGTGCCAATTATTGTTAACAAAACGACCACCTAATAAAAAAATATAAACATGGGATTTAAAAGATTCGATCCAGAAGATTTAATAGTAAGTAATGACGCCGTTACTTCAGCAGCATGGAGTAACAACACCCCAACATTAACATCATTTTATACTTCTTCAGTACAAGTTGTAGGTAATGTGGGGCAATTTTATTACTCTATTTACCAAACAGGCTCAACCGAAACATCAGCAGCAGTTCAATTTGATTTAGCATACTGTGATATTGACGGGAGTGGTAGTACCTTTTACAATGCCCTTGTAACCGGTTCTTCTCCAACAAGAACAAATTATGGTCAATATCGCACTTTGGTTTTAGGTGATGAGAATGCTTCATTTGTTTTTGGAAATCAATCATCATCTTATTTCTATGCTATTAACGTAGAAAGATCTCGTTTTAAAGAATCACTATTGCCTGGAACTATGACACTCAACCTTTCGAGTTCTGCAGGTAGACTTTCTTTAACAGATGATAGTTCACTCAACAATGCTGCTGTATTTACAGATGCTGGTAGAGTTTATAATTTAGTTTCTGGTTCTGCAGGTACTATTAATACTAGTTTATCCACTTTAGGATGGACAGCAGGTTCAGGCTCATATGGTTGGTTCCTCCCAGATGTTGGTATTTTATTACTAAATGGAGAAGCATTAGATGGTAGTTTTGCAAGTGGGGGTATTAATTTAGGTACTTCAAGAGGATTTGATACAGCATCAATGAATCAAGAATTAATATTTGATGCCTTAAATGAAGCAGGAGGTAATAACTTTGGATTTACTTTAAATTCTAAAGAAACCTTATCTTCAGATTATATCTTCGTAAGAGCAAGAAATAGTGAGTTCAACTATTCAGAAAATCCAGCATTTATCTCAGGCTCAACTGGTGAGGTGTTATTCGATTCATTTATTGATGATCCTAAAACATATATCACTACAGTAGGTTTATATAATGATAATAGCGAATTGTTAGCAGTAGCTAAATTATCAAGACCATTGTTGAAAGATTTCACCAAAGAGTTACTCGTAAGGGTAAAACTAGACTTTTAAAATGAATGAGCGCATTCAAACAATTTACAACCAAGGATGTTACTATAACACCATTTGATGCTAATAAAGGATTTTCTTTTATAGGTACGGCAATGACTGCCTCGGATGTTGGGATTGAAGTATATGCGGGTCAAAATTCAAACACTGATCTTTTTATTTCTTCATCTGCAACACCAACGGGGTTTGTTTATATCCAAAACACAACTGGAGTTTATAACAGTGTTAAGCAGTTATATTATACTAACTATTTAACCTCAAGTACAGGTGATCTCGCAGTCACCGCTAGTATAGTACCTGGGGTTACTCGTGAAGATGATAGACTTATAGGGCAGATTAATGCTCCAAGATTCGAAAATTATTTACAAACATCATTAACTCAATCTAGAGCATTCCCTACAGGATCAGGATCTGATGGAGATGTTTCAGTCATCTCAATCCCTGCAAAATTGTTTGGGGAAAATATTGTACCCTCTACATTCGAAACAGAATACACTTCTTCAGGTGGTTTAGGGTTTAAAGTTGAAGATGATGGTGAAGGTAATCTTATTATTACTTCCATAACTGGATCCTCAGGATATGGTTCTGGTCTTTACGGCTCAGCTATTTATGGTAGTGAGGGAGGTAATATTGGTCAAGTAGTAGGTCAAATTTTCTATTCTCACGGGATAGTAGTATTTACAACAAGTTCAATGGCTGCTTTAGGAGCAGAAATGAGTTCATCTCTAAGCAACTTAGACAATTTAAAAATAAATTTTTCATCTTCAATTAGAATATACGAAAACCAATACAGGTGTACTATAAATGAAAATGAATTTCAATATTCTCAAAACCCAACACTACTATCAGGAAGTACAGATGAGGTATATTATGACTTTGTAACAGGTTCTAATTTTACCCCATACATTACAGCTGTAGGTCTCTACAATGTAAATCATGAGTTAATAGCCGTTGGTAAATTATCAAGCCCAACACCAATCTCACAATTTACAGATACTACCATTGTAGTAGGGTTTGATACTTAAAAAAGAAACTATGGAATGGAATTATAAAGGTGAAATTATGGAAGATCTCTCTTCCTTTCCCGAAAACACATTTGGATTTGTTTATAAAATTAAACATTTACCAACTCAAAAAATGTACATAGGTAAAAAAGTACTTCACCACCAACGTAAAACAAAGTTAACAAAAAAAGATTTAGCATTATATGAAGGTCAACCTGGAAGAAAACCCAAATATAAGGTAATCAAAAAAGAATCTGATTGGAAAACATATTACGGTTCAAATAAATCATTATTAGAATTATTAAAAACTGAACCTATAGAAAATTTTGAAAGAGATATTATTACTCTTTCCCCAAATAAAAAGTTATTAACATATTACGAAACAAAATGGTTATTCGTATATCAAGCCTTAGAAAAACCCGAAGAATTTTTTAACGATAACATTCTCGGTAAGTTCTTCACTTCAGACTTTGATATGTGAAACTAGTTTCGTACATTGTGATTTATGATAAATGAACTATTAGTAAATTTAGTAGATTCTGTACTAGGGGCAGGTAAGAGAACAGCAAGGGGAAATAAATCCTATAACTGTCCTTATTGCAACCATCATAAGCCTAAGTTAGAAATTAACTTTTCCCAAAATAAAAAAGGATACAACCCGTGGCATTGTTGGGTGTGTAATGAGAAAGGTAGTCGTATTTCAACTTTATTTAAAAAAGCAAAAGTATCTTCTGATAGATTTGATGAATTGAAGAAATTGATAGGAGATGAAGTTGAGTATAAGAAAACAGCAACTCAAGATGACCTTAAGCTCCCCGAAGAATTTAAACTATTATTAGGCTCTTCTGATATTATTGCTCGCCACGCACTTTCCTACTTAAAAAATAGAGGCATCACAAGTGAAGACATTGAAAAGTATAGTATCGGATATTGTGAATCTGGTAGATATGCTAAAATGGTTATAATCCCGTCTTACGATGAATCCGGAAAACTAAATTACTTTACAGGACGTTCATTTGAAAAAGAACCATTTATCAAATATCGAAACCCAGAATCATCACGTGATATCATACCATTTGGTTTGTTTATTAACTGGGATATACCGTTGATACTGTGCGAAGGACCATTTGACGCCATAGCCATTAAAAGGAATGCTATCCCGCTTTTAGGCAAGAATATACAACAAAATTTAATGAAAAAAATCGTCGCTTCTAAAGTTGAAAAAATCTATATAGCTTTAGATACAGACGCTCAAAAGCAAGCTCTTAAGTTTGCTGAATATTTTATGAATCAAGGTAAAGAGGTCTATTTTATGGATCTAAATGGGAAAGACCCAAGTGAAATGGGATTTAACAATTTCACTAAATTAATCCAAAATACATTCCCCATTGATCAGTATGGTTTAATGAGAAGGAAATTACAACTTTTATGAAAAAAAGAAACATCAAACAATCCTATAATAGGATCTTAGAAATTTCTGAAGACGCAAAACAAATTACTATGCCGGATTCCCGTTACTATAGACGTAATGGAGAATACTACCCATCTATTACTTATGTACTAGGGGTATACCCAAAAGGTAAATTTTTTGAAGATTGGCTTAAAAAAGTAGGATATGCTTCGGAGCACATCGTACGCAAAGCAGCAAATCAAGGTACAGAAACTCATGAGATGATTGAAGCTTATTTAAATGGTGAAGAGTTAAACTTCCTCTCTCCAACAGGCTACCCCCAATATGATCCTCTAGTGTGGCAGATGTTCCTACGTTTTGTTGATTTTTGGGAAACATATAAACCTAAATTAATTGAAACTGAAGTACATTTATTCTCAGATGAAATTAAAGTAGCAGGTACCTGTGATATGGTATGTGAGATTGAGATTGACGGAAAAACTGAACTATGGATTATCGATTTCAAAACATCCAATCACCTCCAGACAACATATGATTTACAAACAGCTATCTATGGTAAGTGTTATGAGGAATGTTATGGTAAAAAGGCAGATCGTTATGGGGTTCTTTGGTTGAAATCTAATAAACGTAAAGCTGCAGAAGGTAAAATTCAAGGTCAAGGTTGGGAAATGTATGAATCAAAACGTACCCAAGAAGAAAATCTTGACATTTTTATGACTGTTAAAAAATTATTTGATTTAGAAAACCCTAAACACTCACCTATATTTACCGAATTCAGAACGCAAGCAAAACGAGAACTGTAATATTTATCACAAAAACACGCGTTAAATGATTTCATTAATGAGACTCTTAAATGAGATAAAAGGCAATCCAAAAGCTATTATATTAGCAGGTGCTCCAGGTGCAGGTAAAGGATATGTTTTAAAAGGCTTAGACTTAGGTGGTTTAAAAATTATGAATATTGATAACATATTCATTGATAAACTTAAACAAGCTAACGTTACTTTAGACCTTAAAAACGCCACCCCTGAAGAAAGAAGTGAACAAGCTAAAGCAATGGCTGCCGCTAATAAAGAATTCAAAGGTGAACTTCAAGGTGTAATAGATGGTAAACAATCCTTTGTTTTAGATGGTACAGCAGCATCCTACAATCAAACTTCCGAACTTAAATCACAATTAGAGGAAGCAGGGTATGATGTGTTTATGCTTTATGTTTATACTGATTTAGAGCGTTCATTAAGACAAAACCAAGATAGATATGAGAAATCTGGAGGTGCAGACAGAAGTTTAGCACCTGCGATTGTAATGCGTACTTGGAAAAGTGTAACAGATAACTTACCTAAATATGCTGATTTATTCGGTAATAATTTTGTAGCGGTTGCTAATACATTAGATGATAGAATGCAAGATATAGATAAAATCATAGATAAATATCTTAAACCATTCAAACCTACAGGCACCAAACCTAAAACACCAGCCCAACAAAAGAAATCAGATGAGCGAAATGCTCAAGATAAGAAAGAAATTCAAGCTATGTTAGATGATAAATTTGTATATGATGTGATAGAGTATACAATGTCTAAAGAAGAAGCACAAAGTAGGTTGGCTAAATTTTTAAATTCATAATGAATCAATTAACTAAATACTTAGTAGACGGTATCCTTAATGAAGGTAAAACTGAAGTAGTGGCTATTTATGGAGGTGGATTTAAACCACCTACAGCAGGTCACTTTACAGTAGTAGAGGAAGCACTCAAACAATATCCTGAAATAGATAAATTAATAGTATTAGTAGGAAGTGGTGTTAGAGATGGTATTGAGCAAGCTGAATCAATTTTAGTATGGGAAATTTATCAAAAATATCTACCTATGAAGGTAGAAATCCAAGCATCAACTAAACCTCCAGTTGGAGCTGTTTATAGCTATGCTAAAAATAATCCTGAAGATACAGTATATTGGGTTTTAGGTGCTAGAGATGGAAATGATGAAGATTTATCCGATATAGCTGCTCGTACAGCTGCTATTGATAAAAAAGAAGATAAATATAATAATGTTGAAGTTAAAATAATTACAACTTCAAATTCCGGTATGAGTGGTACTAACGCTCGTAAAACATTAAAATCTGGCAATTCTGAAGCTTTCTCTCAATATTTACCTCAACAACTTTCAGATGAAGAAAAAGATGAAGTATTTAGCATTCTAAAACCAGCTGTTAGAGAAAACCGTTTACAACCTTATAAGTTTATATCTTCATTAAAAGAAGGTCAAAACCATATCACTGAATATCTTTTTGAAAATTCAAAAGGAACAAAGTATGTTGTAAATTTAATTAATGCCCCAAAAACCGAAGTAAAAGTTGAATATGGGGCTGTTAAAGAAGGTGAAAAATCTTGGATTAAACCAACAAATGAATATGAACCACTTAGAATAGTTTCAACTGTAACCGAAATAATTAAGGATTATTTTTATAATAGAAATCCACTTATTGAAGTAGTAAAATGGTCTGCAACTAAGGGTAAAAATTCATCAAAAGTAAATAGCCAAAGAGATAAACTAAACATCAGATTCTTCGAAAGAGAAATACCAGGTATTAAAGTCGTTCATGAAAGGAAAGAAACAAGAGTACTCTTACCTAAAATGCTAACTGAAAATGCTTCATATGGTAGAGAAATAGATGTGAAGGCTAAAATAATGGAATTAACTCAACATATGTTAGATAAGGGGATGAATATAGAACCTTTACCTAAAGTTGAGTTTGTAGATGGTGATAGCGAAAATGCGCGCGATTTCTTCGGTAAAACAGCGTATTACGACCCGAATAACCAAACCATCGTGCTGTATACTGAAGGCAGACATCCCAAGGATATAGTACGCTCATTTACACATGAAATGATCCATCATATTCAAAATTTAGAGGGTAGGTTAGGTAATATTACAACTACTAATACTCAAGAAGACGATAGTTTAAACGATATTGAGGCTGAAGCTAACCTAAAAGGTACAATGACATTCAGAAATTGGACTGATAGCTTACAAGAAAAGAAAAAGAAAGACCCATTTGGTTTAAACCAATACGCTCGTGAATTAGCTCAAGGTTTAGAAGAATCATTAAACGAAGGTCGTTACGATAGTATTTCAAGACAACTAGCTTCAATTGCTCTTAACTCTTGGAAAAGTGATTTTAAAGATGGGGCAAGCTACGGATACTTCACAGGTGAAATCACACCTGAAGAATATCCAACGGATTTAACATTTACATTTAAGGCATTAGGTCGATTTGTAGATGGAAATTATACACATAATGGCTACTCAAGATCAGATGGTGAGGTAGGAGTTAAATATGAAATTCCAAAAGATGCTATTCCTCAAATTTGGGAAGAAGTTTATATGGATCTAATTTCTACTATTCGTCACGAAATTGAACATCAAACCCAAAGTGGTAAAAATGTTAAACCTGGTAAAGGTATGGCCTCTGATCAAGAATTAAGAAAATTAATTTCTAAAGGAGGAAGTGATTTAGTAGCATATGTTACTTTACCTAAAGAAAT